TTGGTTTTAGCCCAATCGGGTTTGACATAATCAGCATGATAAAATAAAGCACCATCTGTGATATCTATAAAAGGAACTTTATGATATATTAGAGTCTCTGCAATTTTAACCAATCTGTTATATGTTTTTATATCCTTTGGTACATCACTCCTACCATCACACCACCAAGAGAATTGGCATCTATTTTTAATAGGAATAAACTTACCATTTTTCTTCCAACTTTCTCTTGTTGGGCCTTGTTTCACTACTTCACATATTGTATTAGGAAACCTTTTATCTTTAACACGATTAATAACAACACTTGATACTGCAAGTAAACCAGCAGTTCCTTGACCACGAGCTTCATGGTACATATTATCTGCAAGACATTTAACTGATGATATATTGTATTTGACTTCATTTGCATTTACTGGACTGAACATAATCAATCCTGCCATGATAGTTTCATTTATCATATAAATTACTTTCCATAAATTTTGTCTTGAGTCCTTCTTGCATACGATATGCTTGAACTTCCCAAGGTTGACGATAATAATCACAGTTAGTGTAATTACGATACTTACCGTCTTTACATAACCATAATCTGTTTGTAGATTTTTCTTTCATTCTACGAGTCGCACTTTGCCATACATGAACCATTTCGTGGCAAATTGTCTCTATGAAGTTTTCCTCATCAAGAGTTCTTTCTGCATCTATTTCAAATGTACGATTGTTATCAGTTTCCAAACAAAAACCAATTGCACCCTCATCCTTCATACTGCGAATCTTAACTTCTATATCAAGGGTTCTCATACGAGGCATAAGTTTCTCTGTACAAAAGTTAACAACATTCTCAGCGAGTGAACGCCGAGAAATGTTAGAACCTGTTACAAGAACAAAATTCATTAAAATGCAACCAATGCAGCAAAACCCATTCCAAATATCATACCCATACCTAGAACATCACCTATAAACATTTTCCAATCTCTTGGAGTTTTTAACCATTTAATCATCATATTCATTATCCAAATACTCCAGTTTTAGTTGATTTAATAGAATAACCTTCTGGGCCAATCAAATAAAGAGGCCCCATCCAATTAACAGAGAAACCACCTTTAAGGACGTTACCTCTTGCAGCGTTTCTTGTAGGTGCATTATAACCAGCACACTTTAACAAGTCACCTTTTTTAAACTTTTTGTCATCATCAGTAGCGACAATAAAACCCCAAGCAGAACCACCGTTGTTAGTAGAAATTTTAATATATTTCTTACCTTTTTTGACAACCCAACCGTTTTCAAACTCTTCAACCATCTTTTCAGTGGTTCTGAAATTTTTATAGTCATGATTACAGGCAGCAATCATATTTGCAATACCATCTTCAAGACTTTCAAATGTTTTCATAATATTAATCATAATCAGTAATTCCTTTCTTTCTTGATTATATTATTAGTATACATGAAGGAATTAAGTTTGTCAAGGGAAATCGTACATTGTAAGTCATTGATTCTAAACGAAAAGTGAAAAAAGTTTAAATTAATTTAGCGTCCTTGTCTTGGATCAGGGCCATCCAACTGCATAAATTCGTCATTCCAAGAGAACGCTTCCTTTACAACTGGTTCAGATAGACCTTTATACTTCTGATGAAGAACTTTATCTTTGGCTGCACATAGAACATCTGCTTCAGTTTCATGCAAACCTTCTAACATCTGGATAAACATTGTTTCACGTTTACCTTGAGTTATATCAGCATTACCACCTTCTATAAAATGGTAAAGTTTACGAGCTTCATATGCAAGAACAGAGTGTTCTGTACCTTCTGGGGCATCATTACGTTTATAGGGAACATCACCCTCTGGTAATAACCACTTAATTTTAGGATCAAATGCAGATTTAAGTACCATACGTAGTGAGTCAGTATTATTGTCTTGAAGAAATTTTACTTTGTCTTTCTTCGATTTTAGTTTGGAAACCTTGTCTAAGATTTCTGATATTAATAGTTCCATTATTAAAATTCTCCTATGGATTCTGTAAGTGTTTTTAGTCTTTGTTTTATAAAATAGTTTAGTATTTTGCTTCGGTCATTAACTGGAGCACTCTTATATGTATCAAGTATCTCAGACCGTAATTCATCTGGTGAGCAAGTCAAATCAATTAGTTTTTTATTTCTCTGATAATTTCTTTTCACTTCATCATTTGGAAAATCACCTTCAACCATCGTAGCTATCTTTTTCTTACTTAATGGTCTTTGTCGAATACCATCCACAAAAGTATTATCAGGCGAAAGTACATTTGGTACACCGTCACTTGTATCACCTTTTAATACGTGTTCCTTTAGATAGTCATCTGGGTTCATTCCATTTATCATTTTCTTTGTGATTGGACTATACTGTTTTACATTAGGAAACTTTTGTAATTGTATGAAGTCTTTATCACCAGAAAGTATCATAACCTCATTAGAAGATTCAGAACAAAGAGTTGCAATAACATCATCAGCTTCTGCACCATATACTTCTACTGACTTATATGGCATATTACTTTTTATCTCTTCTTTGATAGTGTTAAGACAATTAAAAATGATATCCCAATTCTTATCATCTGTACCTCTACTCTTTCTTCTACTGTGTTTGTATTCTGGAAAGTAATCACGCCTCCAGTAATGTCTCGAATCATAACACAATACCATCTCACCAAACTCAGATAGAAAACGTGTGCGATACATACGTAAAGAATTAAGTATCATGTGTCGAACCATTTCTTCATCTGGTTCAGACTTCTTTGACATATGCATTTGCATCATAATGCTTGCCATCATAATTTGACTCATATCAACTAGTATCATTATCATCTTCCATTATTTTATAATAGCTTGTTACCAAATCATCTACATCATTATAATCCACAGAGAAATGTGGAGTTCCATCTGGGTCATTTTCTATTTGTGATATAATATCTACCATTGGTTGCATTGCGTGTTTTAAACCGAATGTAGCAAGTATACCAGATTTAAATACTTCTGTCAATACCGTAATGTGTCTCATAAAGTCTTTATCACCAATGTCTACACCATTTTTTGCTAGTAGTTCTAAATAGGCCATTGAACATTCATTGACTATTTCATCAGTCATGGCAAGTTGATCTACGATAATCAATTCTTCTTTTGTAGGGCCACTTGATCTTTTTTTCCAAGGGCCTTTGATTATTGTAGCAGATGGTTTTTCTTCACTCACTCTGTCATATCCTTTTCCCAAGTCATACCCAAATCTGGATAAAATGTTCCAACGTCACGTTTAGGTTTTCCTATATTTGGGCCATACCAATAGTACCCTAGTTTAACACAACGACTACGAATCTTTTTTTCTTGATACTCACCATAAAACATACAAACCCAATCACCATGCTTGAGATAACTTTGCATCTGTCTAACATAACCTTGATGATCTGCAAGTTTCGCAATAGAACCTTTAATATCTTTCTTAACATTTGCACGTTCTACAGTAGCGAGTTCTTGTTGTGTTTTAATCCATTTTTTAACTTTCTTAGGATGTAGTTGATGATCCTCTGGAAGATTGTGCAAAGATTCATGAAAACCACTTTTACCATAGTTTGGATTATTTTCAGCTTTCTTTTCTCTCGCCTTTGCAAGACGTTCAACTGCAGCTGCTTTCTGTTCCTCAGACATAGGTTTACGTTTTTTCTTAGTCTTAGGAGCAACCCACTTACTATTATCTGTGATTGAAGTAATTCTTTTTCTAGCCATTATAAACTCCTATTGTATTTTCATGTCCCAAGAGATAACTCTCTTTTTGTCTTTCGATTTGTTTGGTGAACTATAATGCATGACAAATGATGGTGTAATTATCATGGTTCCTTCAGATACAGGAATTTCATTAAAAAAAGTTGTATCAGATATAAAATCATTCCAAGGCTGTATGTAAGTGGTAACAGGACTTTCTTCTGGTAAATCTAAATACAAAATACCAGTTATTCCTGTAGAACTGTGGTTGTGTGTTAGATGATAATCATTTTTATCATATGATATAGACCAACAATCAATAATACCTATATTTCTTTGAAAAACCTGTTCAGCAAGAATTGTTAATTCTTCTTTAATTATATCTGCAAATCCTTTAACCAAACCTTCTGTATCAGTTTGTCGATTTGTATAAAAATCTTGTAGCTCTAATTTTTCCTCTGGATATTTTTTTAATAATTTTACTATATCTTTTTTCTTTTTTGTAAAATTAATTGTTTGCATCTCCCAAAAGGGAATATTAAATAATGTTTTCTGTTCCATCTTATCCTCTATAGGTA